TCCAGTTTTATTAATCAAGAATTTGATGATTTTGTGGTGAATTTAGTAATATATTCGGTGTCTATTTTTGCTATCATGCTAGTTTATTTGTTTATTGAAATTGAAAAAAAGTAGTTATGAATGAATCGCTCAACTGCGCCTTGGTTTGGACCATTAGCTGAAAAATCAGGATGTTATTTTGTAATGGGGAAAAAAAATAAATTTCGAAGGAGGCAGTAGTTCTAATAATCTAGGAAGTATTTTATTTCCTTTTGTAGCTGCTTTTGTAGGCAGTACGGCAATTAGTAATAAAAATTTAAATATGAAAACAGTAGAATTAAAAGACGGTGATTTAGCAATTACTATAATTACGAAAACTTACGTTACCAAAAAACGTATGGCAAGTATATTATCAAATCTTGCTTTTTATGGCAAAATAGACTTAGAACATACAACTAAAAGTGATGTTATAAAAGCAATTAGAGAACATATCTCTTATCAAGGATTGACAACTTATTGTGATTGGTATGAAGATACTCAAGATACAGAATTTATAAACGCACTATACATTGAATCATTAAGATTTATAGAAGTTGCATTTCCTGAGTTGAATTAGTATTGCCTACAACGTTCCGCAGATATACGAGGTTGTTGCCGAATTAAAAAACGACCTCACAAATAATAACTAAACTTTAAAATTATGAATGATATTTCAAAAAAAATAGATTTTACCCCACTTTCATCAACTCAAAAACAACACGTTATATCTCTTTTTCTGAGTGATAATAATAACTCAACATCAACTTTGGCAAAAAAAATAGGCACAACGCCTTGGAGGGTGTCAAAAGCTATAAGCGAGTATTTATCAGGAAAATTAAAGCAAGAATATTTAATATTCGAATCTAAAATGAATAAGAGATGAAAACAAATTTTAATTTTAAAGACACCAAAGTAGGCGATAAAGTATATCATGTAGCCATGGGATGGGTTACAGTTAACTATAACGACGGTCATGGTATTGAAATCAACGAGTGCAAAATGTACAACATGGATGGCAGAGAAGACTCCAATGACGAAAATCCAACAATTTACCCTTACAACCCTTTCGAAAAGAATGGTGAGCGAGTTGTAGAGGTGCTTTCTTCTTACGGAAGCTGGATCAAAAGAGTATGTGTTGCGGAAAAAAACGGAGGCGTTCTCTGTTGGAGTAGTGCAGAAGATTTGAATGAATCTGAATATAGCTCAACAGCTACTCTTTGGACAGAATGGCGAGAGACTGAGCAGCCAAAAGAACTAACCCAAGAAGAAAAAATAAATCTGCTTTGGAAAAAGTTTGGAAAGGATATTTGTTAAAGTTTTCTTAAAATGTGAAATAAGTCATTTTTATTTCTATCTTTACATCATAAAACTAAAACAACTAGAAATTATGACAACAGCACAATATTTATCAAAAAACAGAGAAACTATCATCAGAGTAATTAAAACTCAAATATCTTCAAGAAGCACGCTTACTTTAAAAGATGCGATGATAGTGTTCGTGAACAAAATGGAAGAAACTAATAACAACACTACATTGTCTTATGGTGCTGTAAAAGAGGCTTCAAATGCTCTTTTTCAAACAGGTACAACTTCTGTTGTTTATTCAAGACCCTATTCTGAAAGCAACCACGCAAAACAAGTAGCCTATTTCGGAGCTGATCAAGTAAAATCATTTTACAATAACCTTTAATATAAATATTATGAAAACTTCAAAAAACAGTCCAAAAAACAAATTCAGAGCATCAATAAGCTATTCAAAATCACTCCATGAAATAGGGAGTGTGTCAACCGCATTAGGCGTTACGTTGGAAGATGTAAGGCATAATTCCTTATTTTACACCAACCAAGCCACAAGAAATAACGCTTCGTCTTTAGTGGTTATTTATGAAAACAAAAAACAATATCCTGATTTTGATTGGGTAGAATTTGAAAGATTTTCAGTTAACTAAACACCCATTTGTCATGTACACAGAAGCATTTGAAACAATTCAGCGACTTTTAATCAGCGGAAAAATAAGCTGGTTTAAGTTTTTAAAAGACGGTTCAATTCATATAAAATTTGAAATCGAGCCAAGAAAAATAGTGTTTAATCCTAATTTCTCAGTCATTGAAATATTAGAAATAATAGAAAACTACGAGTAAAAAAACAAACAACTATTAAAAAAAATAAACTATGAAGTGTATTAATTCAGACGGTTGCTACCTAACGGTAGGCAAATATTACGAGGTTCAATATCGAGATGGCAGCTACATTGCGGTAGTCAATGATTTAGGAAAGGTTAGTGAATATTCAATTTCTCAGTTTGAGTAACTTTTAAACCAAAACAAACCGCCTCTGAAAAATGGGGCGGTTATTAAAAAAAAATATCAGTTATGGAAAATACAATATTAAACGAAGCGATATATTATCTAACAGAAGAAGATGAAGAGGTGTTAAAGCTAAGAAAACTAGAGAAAATTGAGGGAATTGAAAATATAATAGCAGAGCAAAAATTAGTCATTATTTTTAGAGCAAAAAATGATGATTGGACGCCTAATTGGAACGACAGCAACCAATACAAATTCTACCCTTGGTTTTATTTAGGAGACAACTTCCGTTACCGTAGTTATTTTGCTTACTGTGCTCGATCTGGCGTCTCATCACGTCTTTGCGTAAAGAGCAAAGAAATTTTAATAGAGCTTATGAGCGAGAAAGAAATATTAGATCTTTATGAGACATACTTATCATGAAAAACTTAATCAACCACTTTAGAAATTCAATTTTAGCCGTTTTTTATAACGAAAAAAAGAATCATGGATAAACAATACTACATCGCAACTTCAGTGCCAATGTTTATTTTACTGGCTTTATTTTTTATGATAATAGGAGCTTCCATTGTAACAATAGTTTACGTCCTTGAAGCTGGCAAACAAAGACGAAAGCACATCAACGAAACTAGAGATTTACAAGCAGAAATAGAACATTTACGGTTAACATTAAACTTAAAAACAATGCAAAAATAATGGGAACATACATCATAATATTAAACTTAATAGTGCTTTTCGGCATAATTTTTTTAGCCTACAGAATAGTTAAGTTAACCAACGAAAAGGAAAAGCTCGAAAAACACTTAGAAGAAAAAAAAGCAGAAGCAAAAGCATGGAAAACACTTTTAAAAAAATACATCGATGAGCGTAAATAAAAGAAGACCGCTAGGCAAGCAAGAAGATATTTTCCATTGGGCATGGAGAAATCGAAAAGAAGCAAAAGAGTTGCAAAATAAATTTGCGAATGTAAAACCTGATAAAATACTAAGAAAATGTTAACAGGGAAAGCGAAGGAGGATTTTGAGAATTATTATAATAATTCAACAGTAAAAGTACTATTAAATTTTATTGTTTTTGATGATTTGCCAGTTGTATGCAAGTGTTATTTAATTATAAATTGGTTTGATTCGGTGGGCTACACGATAGACAGAGATTCATACGGTAAAACAATGACAATAACTAATTGGACGGATGGAAATGAAACGAGAACTTTTGTCGATTGTGATTATTTAAACCCTTTTTTAGAATGGTTTGAAGCTGCCATCATTGAAGCAAACGACCTTTACAACCGTCTTAAAAAACAACCATGATCCGATTTATAAAAATTACAGGTATTTACGACGACGAAGAGGAAGGATTTGCTTTTTTCGACACCATAACGGATAGATTTCTTGATTTTGATGGTGTTCAGGTTTTCGAAGATTTGAAAGACTTCGAAGTAAACTATACTGAAAATTGCGGACGTGATTATTTTCGGTTGGTAGATTTAATTCCTGAAACATTTAACCCTTAAAAAATAAACTATGAAAATCGACTATTTAATATCAATGACTGATTTTGTTCTAAAAACAGTACAAACTCCAAACGTAAACGAGGCTATTTGCTGGGAACAAACTGAGCAAAGGCTTAATCAAATTTACCAATATTCTTTATTTTTAAAACAAAAACTAGAGCCATGGATGTTTGTACCATGCGATAACGATGGGAATATTTTAAATTATCAAGATATAAAACAAAGTGTAATTGATGGAACTGAAAATTGGTCATTGTGGGAAAACGCCAAAGAACGTGTTTTGTTTGATGGATTTGAATGGAACGTTGCGAAATTTTGCGACGAACCAATGATTGAAATAGAGAGTGAATATGGATATCTTGTTTACGATTGTCAAGATGGTACTTTTCAAAACGAAAATGAAGTATTTTTTGAATCAATTGAAGATATAATATTTAAACTAAAACTAACCGACGCAGCGAAAAAACGAATTAACCCTTAAAAACTAAAAACAAATGACGACATTTTTAACAACAATACTAATCATCTTCGCAGCATTTATTTTGTGGATACTGCAAGACACGATCACGGATTTATTAAGCGGAGGAAAGCCCTTTGCCGCAAGAGAAACTAAATTTTATTAATAATGAAAAAACTTAGAATATTAGTAGCCTGCGAGGAAAGTCAGGCGGTTACGATTGAGTTAAGAAAATTAGGTCACGAAGCGTTTAGTTGTGATTTGTTGCCATGTTCCGGCGGGCATCCTGAATGGCATATTCAGGGAGATGCTGTAAAAGAAGCATATTCCAAAAAATATGATATGATGATGTGTTTTACCCCATGCACACATCTATCCGTAAGCGGTCAATGGGCGTATACTAAAGGCAAAAAACCTTTGTATTTAAAACAAGAAGGTATTGATTTATTTATGAGTTTTGCGAATGCGCCAATTGAAAAAATAGCAATAGAAAATCCAGTTGGAATAATGAGCACTCATTGGAGAAAGCCAGACCAAATAATTCAACCTTGGATGTTTGGAGATTTAGCCACTAAAACAACTTGTTTGTGGCTAAAAGGATTAAATAAATTAATTCCAGAAGAATTAGTAAAACCAGAGTTTGAATACTATACTTGGATTGATAAAAAAAGTGGAAAAACTAAAAGAATGGAAAAGTGGATGTACGATATTAGAACCAAACCACACAAAGAAAGGTCTAATTTAGCTTCCAAAACATTTCCAGGAATAGCAAAGGCAATGGCAATACAATGGGCGGGATTTGTAATTGAAAATTAATTTAATTTTTATTAGAGTGGAAAAAAAATAAAACAAACATATTTTGTTATTTGTGGAGGCACAAAACAACCTATAACGACAATGGTTATGATGTTTGCGGAAGATGTGGCAGGCACGAGTACTATGACGAAGATTTTCACAACGGTAATATTTTGTTTAAATTATATCTTTTTTTAAAACTACAACTTATCCGTTTTAAATATTGGTATAAAATGAAGTTTTTTAACGAACTTCCTTTTTAATTAGGATTTAAAATAAAACATTACTATATTTGTAAAGTTCATTAGTAGATTTTCATAATTAATATTTTTTGGTTAGTGGTAGAAAGGCACCTCTTTTTTAAGGGGTGTTTTTTTGTTTAATATTTTTTGTATCTTTGAACCATGGCTAGACCAAGTGAATATAACTTCGATATGTGTATTGAAATCTGCTCAGAGGTAGCAAATGGTTTCAATATCAAAACAGTCCTTAAAAGCAAGGAGGAATACCCTACGTTTCAAACTTTTTGCAACTGGAAAAGAGCAAATCAAGAATTGTTTGACCTGTATGTAAAGACTATGCAGGATAAAGCAGAGTCAGAAATGGAGGAGATAGATCATGTTTACGATATGCTTAAAGCTGGAGAAATCGAGCCAAGCGTAGCAAATGTTTTGATTCAGACCAAGAAATGGACGGCTTCGAAATACTACCCTAAAATGTTTGGGGACAAAACAGATATTACAAGCGGTGGGGAGAAAATTAACAATCAATCAATACCTTTAGTTTTATCGGATGGTAGGAGCTATGAGGATTTGAAGAACGAGCTTAAACCCGAATGACGTACGGAGTAACAGAAGTTTTTGTTAAGCACGATTACTATTCTGAATTAAGAATCAAAATTCTTAAAAAAGAGGGTGATCGTTTTTTCGTTTGTGAAGATTTGGGTGACAGGCTAGAAGTAAGGGAGGAAGTAATTAATACTAAAAAGCTTTACCCAATAGTAGAGAATTTCCTCACTTATAAACTTGACGATACTTTTTTTTATATTTATGAAGATGGAAAATATTCTCAATATAGATATAAGTATATTAAGCATGTTGGCAGCTCTCGTAGTTCAAAGAGCTGGAGTCTTGAAGAAAAAGCTACAAGAAAATGTGAAGAAATACCTACCACTAGGGTAACTATCTGGAGAGATACGAGGGAATCTTTGGGTAACTCAGTTTGGAAAGATTTCCGTAAAATATTTGCGCTATCTGGAAGACCTTATAAATTCCCACGAAACACAGTACCTATTCACTTTGAAAATGGATCTATTATTGAACCACACGGAGACGACACGACAAACGCCCACGGTATCACTCAGGACGTAGCTTGGCTAAATGAACCTTATAAAATGACCAAAGAAACGTTTGACCAAATAGACCAGAGAGCAAATCAAATTTGGATAGACATAAATCCATCGGGCAAACATTGGAGCGATGAATTGGATCATCATCCTAGATGCAAAGTCATACATTCTACATTTATGCTTAATCCTTTTTGCCCTATCGAACAAAAGAAAAAGATACTCTCGTACGATCCAAGCAATCCTGTAAACATAGCTAACGCCACGGCAGATGCTTACATGTGGAGCGTTTACGGCTTGGGTATGAAAGCTGAAAAACCAAACAGGATTTTCAAAGGCTGGAAAACTTTAACAAATGCCGATTTTGAAAAACTGCCATACCAATCTTATTATGGCTTAGATTTTGGGCTATCTGCACCGACTTCTTTGGTTGAAATGAAATTTGACGGAGACGAAAACTACTTTTTTAAAGAGGTTCTTTACAAGCCACTTAACGACAATGTTATCAAAAAAATGGAAGGTATAAAAGGCAGTTTAACGGAGGAATTTGATAGGCTTGGAATACCAAAACACAAACAGATAATTTGTGATAGTGGAAATGAGTTGAACAAGGAAGAGAGCAGAAAATTAAAGAATGCTGGCTACAATGTTATTCAGGCTAAAAAAGGTAGCGGCTCTATTGCTGCTGGTATCGAAACCATGCAGAAGAGCAAAATTCACTATACTAAAGAGTCGGTTAATATAGAAAATGAGTACGAAAACTATTGTTGGAAAATATGGCAAGGGATTCAAATGGACGTGCCAGAGGAAAATGGAGACGATCACGCATTAGATGCAATGAAGTATGTGATTTCTTGGTTTGTAAAAGTTTTTAGATTAAGTTAAAATAAATTACTATATTTGCCTAATTAACAATGTTGTGAAACATCGATTTTATGGGGTTATTAGATTTTTGGAAGAGTAACAAGGTGTTTGTCGAGCGTGACCGCAACGGCAATTTCACCTATTCTTTTTTAGACCAAGACGGTTTTAAGAATTCAGAGAAGTACTTAGATATTTCTCTAAGCAACCCTGTAATTATCGCTATTATTGCTCTTCGTTCTAAGATTTTCTCACAGATGAAAATCACACATTTAAATACTTCGGGCAAGCCTGTCGAAAACAGCGAAATAATTAAACTACTAAGGCAGCCTAACTACTTCCAATCTCAGGAAGATTTCTTGTTTCAATTAATGTGGTTTATGTCGGCGGTCGGCACTAACATCACATACAAGGTTCAAGGCTCGCAATCAATAAACTCAATTTACAATTTAGTGCCTAGTGAAATCGATTTGAACGATACTCACAAGGTTAAGTCATTTCTATACACAAAAGCAGAACAGAAAGCGTACGAAGAGCAAACTATCAAATACAAGCTT